AGAAAAAGAAATAAAAAAAGTATTAGAAAAAATCAATAAAAAAATTATATGAACAAACAAAAAAATAATTGAGCTATTAAATAATTGTGAACATTCAGAACAATTTGCCAGTT